TAAAAATTATAGTCAGCCATTCGTCTTTCCATGAACTCTGTGTGGCTCTTATAGCGGCAAGCTCCCAATCAATCTCGCCTGTTGCTTCCTTCATACGAATCTGTGCTTCAGCTTTTTGTACAGCAGTTTTGCCATCTATCCAAGATGTTGCTAATCCACCAACTGAACCTAATATGCTTGTTATGGCACTAATCATCTTTTTTACCTTTACCTGAAAGATACTCTACTCTTTTTTTAGTGTAAGATTCTAGCCATTTAATAATTTTATCCAATAATTTTACCATGCCTTACATGACCAATATCTAGCTTTTGTTTTTGGGCCAGGGTTATCACAATTGTGTCGTGCTCTAAAATTCTTTCTGGCTGCAGGGTTATCTTTGCGGATTGGCATATTAGGGTCGCCGAACATAACTCTTTTTATTCTTTCACCATCTCTAACAAATACAACAGATTTTTTTCTACCATGCCCAGGTTCACCTTTTCGTATAGGTCTAGGGGTATTAAGTTTAACTGTCTTTCCTTGATATTCAGCCATATTATGTCCTATATGCTCTAGTTTTTTTGGCAATTCTTTTAGGTTGTTTTACAAACTGTTTACCTTTACGATTACCTGCAGCTTTGGCTCTATTAGTCGCAGCTTTTTCACCAGGACTAAGAGCTTTCCAAGCAGCGTCAGGGAGATACCTCCTCTTACCTTTAGAAGGTTTACCAGAAGAGGTTCTCCATTTTTGTTTTCCCCAATTTTTTAGGGATTGCTGTGGTGCTTTAAGAGACATTACTTTCTTCTAGCAGTGCCGCCTCTAGCGTAACCTTTTTTCTTCATAGTGCCGCCACCCATCATTTTCTTAGTGCCGCCACGAGCCATGCCTTTTTTCTTCATAGCCATTTTAGCTCCACCAGCTCTCATTTTGCCTTTGCCATCCATAGCGAATTTAGGCATCATCTTGCCAGTTTTAGGGTCTTTAGCCATAGGCATTTTTGCTCCGCCTCTAGCATAACCTTTCTTCTTCATCATGCCGCCGCCTTTGGCGTATCCTTTTTTCTTCATCATTTAATCAGTCTCCTTTGCGTATAGATTATCAAATGTAACTGCAGGGTCTAAGTAACTGTTATGTATCTCTGCAGCGTGGGCGTATTGACTAGGCTTAAAGTCAGGTGGACCTTCTCCTGTCTCCCATAAAGCAGGACTTGTCGCCCTTACTCTATTATTAGGCAAGGCAACAATGTTACCTGTCCATCTACCTGCGTCCGTTAGCTGAAGTACGTGACTCTGTTTGTGTTGTGCAGGGTCATCAGCTATGTCGCTTTCTGTGT